GAAAAGAAGTTTCCTCCAGACCAAAAACCCATAGCATTTAAATCTGAATTTGAGTTCGATATAATAGCTAAAGTAATACTGGTAAATGGAGATGTATACTGTGTAACAGTTCCTGTAATAGTAACAGTACCATTCTGATTGTTATTATTATCTCCCGTCTTAGCTGCTTGAGGTATATTAACTTGAATTACAGACCCATTTGTCACTGAGGTTGTATCAACTTGAGAAGAAATATGTAACGAATATAGAGAGCCTACTTTAGGAATCCCTCCGTTTGGATCTGTTCCATTGCCTACACCAGTCCAAGTAGATCCTTGTGTCCATCCTTGATTTATTAAGTTATAAAGATGTTCATTAGATAAAGTCTTAGGTCTTAAGTTATCTGGTACACCAGGTTCATTGATACCTACGAAATCTCTTGTCTGTAAGTTTATTGCTGTTCCTGATATTGTTCCGTTTATATACGTGCAATAGAAAGGATCGCAATTAGGATGAAATACAAACAAATATCCATTACCTGTTGCATACTGACATTCAGTTATAGCGGCATTAGCTGTAGTTCCTTGAGCTAAGAAAGCTGATATGTTGACAAGAGAAGGTAAAATAGTATCAGATAGAGGTTGAGTTAGAGTTGCTGAACTAGATCTCCAGAAGTATAAAAAGATTCCTATCTGTTCTACCAATATCTGAGTGAGACCGTCTCCACCAGCGTTATACCATTTGAAAGATGACCTAGCTTGTCCATTGGCATTAATATCTTGTAGAGAGAAGTTATGTTCATAGTTAATACCGCCACGACGATTCACATCCCCAATCAAAGTATAAACGCAGTTCTGAGTATCAGTAGCTGCGTTTTCAGGGAAGTTTAGTCCGGTAAATTCTGTCTTTAACCCAGCAATGAAGTGATTCTCTACTGCGGGTGAAGGTTGTTGAGCCATTATTCTATTACAACTTCAATGCTTCTTCCTTTAAAGTAACTGGTCACATACTTTACGAATTGATTATAACTAGTGAATTTCTGCCGTAGTGCAGCCGGGACTGCACCTTCGGTGTATTTAGCGTGCCATAAAGTTATGTCTTGTACGGCTAATAGTTTATTGTCTCCATTAAGGAGTCTAGGATCTACGTGACCTTTGTAATCTTTAGGATTACATCCCGGCATAGGTCTAAGTTTAAATTCTAATTGCATTACGGAGAACCTACTCCACCGGCATTACCTATGGAGTTTCTCATCCATAGATTAGGCGGATAACCTCCATAACCGCCAGTCCTAGGGACACGGCCAAAATCAGATAGCTGATCGAAATAGGAAGGTTTATTGGACTTGGATTTTGTCTTCTGTGCAACTGCCCACTGCCTTTTTATCTCCTCGTCTGCTTTCGCATGAGGCATCTGTTTGAGTTCATAGAATGCTAATGATGTAGCTTCATTCAAGAGAAGAGGAAACTGTTGATCATCTAGTTTGGGAACAAAGTTGTCCTGCAATAAAAAAGGAGGAACAACTTGTCCGAATCCCAATGTCTTACTCGCTTGTAATGTACTGTCCTGAGTAGCATCAAACGAATCAAACAACACCCAGTTATTCTGAATTACCGTACACATTAGAGGTGTACGATCATTTCTATATCTAAACTGAAACGTAGATAGATTATCGTTAAAGGTATATGCGAACGTATTGTTCTGAGTTAAGTCTAGTTTGTTAACTATGTTTAAGAAATAATCAATGGGGACTATTTCTACGTATTTATACCCAGGAGGTATATTAGGAGGATTAGCTGAGTTAATGACCCAGTTGCTAAAGGTTCCTGGACCAGAAGCAATCCTTATGTTTATTGTTAATGCTGTACCTATATAAGCTAGAACATTGCCTATGATGTAATGAGTACCTGAAGTAGCCTCTACCAGTTGATTGAGAACTACAGGCAGTGTACTTGAAGATACTGTGAATGTTATGGTGCCTTGTGGGAGGACGGGAATAGTAACACTAGAAGTAGAAGTAGTGGTCCAAGCAAAAGTAGAGACCAAGTCAACATTAAGATCATGAGAGAAGGCTCCAAACTGATCCGTCTGTGTATTATCTAACGGATTAGTATCAAAATACTGTAACCAGTCTATCCTAGACACACCACTAGGTAGAGTCATCTGTACGGGATTATTAACGTTATCTGAAGGTGTTAGTTGAAAAAGGGTCTCATCTATTGTTAAGCTACCACGAGCTACAATGTCGTAGTACTTATTCTGCAATATCTGAGCAACCTGCTGTGACTCAGTAGTGTCACCTATTGAGTTTACTTCATCAGAAGACATCCTCGAAAGGATGTTCTGAACCATAGTTAAGACAGTTTGCTCAGCCATTGTAATTAATTAGTGAGAGGTTTCGTGAGGAATAGAAGGAGTAGTAGTTACGGGAGCGGCAGTTGCCGGAGCAGTAAACTGAGCCTCAATATCCTTGATCACGTTAGGGAAGTAGACAGTCCCAGTCTTGCTAAGCGAAGACCAGAGACCGACGACTACAGTGGAAGCACCAGCAGCAATATCACCGATAATGCTTGTGGTATCCACACCTGCCAATGCAGGAAGGTACTTAGTCGAGAGGAGAGTAAGTCCAGATGCAACTGCTGCACGGACCCAACCACCAACCTGCGTAGGACCTAGAATAGTCATTAGGATTGAAACGATAGGATTCATTGTTTGAATTTGTCCTTGTGTTGAAATAGGGGTTAAGAATAGTTTTTTCTCTGCTTGTCTGCGTCGTACAAGACCAGCAAGAACTCTTCCTCCGGCTTTATTATAGAGCAATAGATGATCTGCTGCTTCTTTATAATTACCAGCGTTTAGAAGAGATAGTATAGAACTGTGTCCCAGAGCACCAGTATTAAACTGGAAAGAAACAAGAGCGTCAAACTGGTTTTGATTAAGTGGGACATGTACTAGACTCGTTACTTGTCCTTCGACTCGTCCGAGATCTGCCGCGAGGACTTGATCGGCCTGGTCTTTTGTAAATGTCTGTCCAATAAATACGAGAGGAGGCCCAGCAGCACTAGTATGCCCATACCCGATAGTAAGTACCCCATGAATTGTATCCCCGGTGTTAACGACGTGATCGTTGTAATCATCATACGATTGAAGGATTAAACCTTCAAACGATTCAATTAGATTTCTTCCGTTCTGGCTTGTCTTCATATTCCTTTATCTTTTCTTGTAACTGTTCTATCTGTACTTGTAGAGCAGCGAGAGTGAATGCATATTCACCGAGTAAAGTTTTGATCTTCTGTTCCATTATGGTACCGTTATTTGAACCCAAGTAGTAGAACCACTTTGATTGATGTATATATTACCTGCAGCATTTTCTAAATATAGAGATCCTTTGGCTGCGGACAATGTAGGAGCACCTGTTCCAAAGAATATTCCCATATTGGAAGTAGTTCCTTTGAAGCCTACAGATGTTGAACCACCGGTGGGAACAGCTGTACCAGCACCTGCGGTAATCACACCATTAGATACTAGATTACCTGAAGTATCGATAGTAACATTACCAGCTCCTAACTGAAGAGTACTGCCAGTTGCAGAAGCACTTAACTGTGCTGAACCACTAGTAGCACCGGCAATATTTATCTGACCTGCTACGGAACCTATAGTACCCACTTGAATGGGTTGAGAGATAGTAAGTAAGTTACCGGTAGTGTTAACTTGTAACTGTGTGGAACCGCTTACGGAACCAAACATTGTTAAACTACCTTGAGAAACACTTGCACTTCCAGTGAAGATACCTCCTGTACCGGAGACTCCAAAGCCTGGACTGACAAAAGCATTACCGCTGAATGTAGTAGCGGAGAAATCCACACCACCAATAACAGTAGCTCCACCTTTTGTCTTAATAAGCGTACCGGCACTCTTTACTGGAAACTGATCAATACCGTTTCCAAACTGAATACCGTTTAACCAACCTACGGAACCTCCTTGATTGGCGAGATAAATACCTCCATCATTTCTTGAACCAGAAACAACATCACTGTTTAATTGGACAACAGCCCAACCGTATTTATCTAGTACAGTAGCTCCTGAAGCTACTGATGTATTTACTTCACCACCTACAGCCGCAGCCATAT